ATTCGCTGGACAAACAAATTGAAGCAGCAAAGGCGCGACCATTGCCAGCCAAGTTCCCTTGGCAACAGGCAAGTGAAGCACCTTCAGAATAACCTTTAGATAAATCGGGTGGAGTAAAATGGAAGATTTAGAATGGTTAAAAATATTTGGAGTGAACGGTGGTGTGTTTGCCACTGTATCCTTCTCCGATTTGGAGGTCATTCTAAAAATAGTAATGCTTCTCCTTACTTGCATTTGGACAGGCATTAAAATCATTAAACTCATAAAAGAAGAATGAAAGAAAAACTAAAGAGTAGAAAGCTATGGATGGCCATTGGTGGTCTTTTGACTGTAGCTGCAACTGAATGGCTGAACTTGTCACCAGAGCTAACTGAACAGGTGGTTAGTGCCGTAATCATAATCGTACCTGCGTACATCGGAGGTCAGGGCATAGTAGATGCGATGAAAGAATACGCCTCTAATGGCAAGAAGAAATGATAGTTGAAGCTCTCAAAGGCTTGGCCGCGTTACCACGGCTGATAGACGCGGTTGAGTCTTTGGGGGATATAGCAAGAGCGCAGATGGCTCAGAAAAGAAAAGATGATAAAGACGAAATGGTTGACGATCTTATTGCTAATGCTAGGGAACGTAGGGTGCGTCAGCGTGAAGTTGAACGGATTTCAGGAGATAACGGAGAGAAATGCTGTGGGTTTTGCGAATGCTGTAGAAACAGATGAGGGAGCGGAATTTATAAGAGAGCTTGGAAAATACATTAACCAACTGGAACAACAAATAGAGGCAGGACAATGACTTTAACCGAACTGGCAGATCAGGTTACGACTAAATTGAGCGATACCGACTCCGCTTCAGTTGCGACCTGCAAGAAATTTATCAATAACCGCTACCGTATGCTGTGGGATTCGGGCCTGTGGACTAACTCACTGGGGGTTGTAACCAAATCTGTAGCAGCAGAGGACGAAACTCTTACTTTGTCCGGTGATCCTACTATCTTTTATTACCCCAGTTCCACAACTGTTGCAGCAACAGCCCCCAGATTACAGTTTGTGGTGGCAACAAAGTTTACTGAGACAGGAAAAGAAGACGGGATAGAGGTTGTTGGTTCTAACTGGATGCAATTCTTCCAGCTAGACCCTAACATTTGGGAGAACACAAGTTCTCGTCGGGCTAATCCTACCAACTTCACTCCATTGCCCCCTGATGCCAGCGGTAACTGCCGCATTAAACCCCTTCCCACACCCAAAAACGCAGGGACACTGTATGCGCTGGGCAAATTAAAGTTTACTGAACTGGGTGACTCGGATTCTCCGGTGATTCTAGGGGCTGACAATGTGTTATTAGCCTATGCAGAGGGCGATATGCTGGAGAGGTCAATGCAGTACCAGAAAGCACAGGCTAAATTTACTGAAGCAACGACATTACTACAGATTTGCAGGGACTTAGACAATGTTCAGCCAGCAAAGGTAAACCGGATAATTCCTGAAGTACCGGATCACTGGCAAACACAGGATTTTGTTAACTAATGCCAGTTATAGCCAACAACTCCTTAGATGACTCGCTGCTCCTAGACGGGAACAACAGTTTTGTTGGTGGTCAGGTTAGTGCTCCCCGCGCAAATCTTGTTCCGCAGGATGCTTATGCTGAAGGCAAGAACATTGACCTTGATGAGTTTGGAAATGCTGTAACTCGTAGGGGTGCAAGTCTTGCAGCGGGGTATTTAGTGTGGAATGAGGTTAATGTTAACTGGGAAAGTGAGAATGCGGTATGGGAGGGGTTAGTCGCGCCAATAACTTCATTGGGTTATTTTGACACTGGCAGCACTGAGTACATAGTAGTTGCTGATGGGTCTAATTACTTAAAAGCAATCACTGAAAACGGCAGCTTTACTCTTCTTACTGGAGCAACTTATGCGTCTGGAGCCACCATAAGGTTTGCCCAACTAAATAACCGCTTTTATTACACTGATGAAACCAACAATTTAAGGTACGTTGAAGGCTCAACTGATCCGGTCACTGCCCAGACTATTACTGCTGGAAAGATTACCGGAATAAACATTACTGAGGGTGGATCAGGCTATACCAGCCCACCTACTGTTACTATTGATGCCCCTTCTTCCGGTGTGACTGCTACAGGCACAGCAGTGCTGGGGTATGATGGCAGTGTGGTTAGCGTGACAATGACCAATGAGGGTAGCGGGTACAATAAAGATAACCCGCCTTCTGTCACTTTCTCTACTTCAAGTGGAACTGATGCAACTGGGACAGTTAGAATATCTCAAACCCCTAGTCAGCCTAAGTTTATTGCTTCTCACACTAATAGACTTTTCTGCACTAGCGCAGACTCTACTGTGCCCTCTGATTTGCTTTATGTTAGCGGGATATTAGATGGTGATGCGTGGGATTTAGCTGGAGACAATTTAAGAATAGGAAATGACCGAGACCCTATAACTGCATTAATGCCAGCCCAGAACTTTGACCTAATTGTGTTTAAGGAAAGGAGCATTTATAAGGTTAACTGTGATCCGACTAAAGAAGTTCATCAATGGGACATTAAATTAATTAATAACCGGACAGGTTGTGTGGCAGACGGAACAGTACAGCAGGTTGGTGCGGATATTATGTTCCTGTCGCGTGACGGTGTTCGTTCTTTGCAGTCTATTCAAGCAGGTACAGAGACAGATATTTCTTTGCCTATTAGCCGCAATATAAATGATTACATTGGCCGGATTAATCAGGCTCAAGTTAGTAAATGTACCGCAGCATATTGGAGGAACCGTTACATGCTTTCTGTTCCATTGGACTCAGCCACCAACCCTGACACGGTGCTTTGTTACAACCTAATGGCGGGAGCTTGGTGTGGATTCTGGACAGGCTGGGAGGCTAGAGATTTTGTTATTACTGCGTTTAGCGGTCAGTTAAAGCTGAACATAGGAACGCAGAATGGAGAGCTTTACACTTGGGACGACACAACTCCAGAAGCGGATACGACCATAGCTGATTATAAAGACGGCAATAACACCTATGAATCTTACATAACAACCAGAGCATACACTTATGGAGAAACGTGGGGTGATAAGATTGGTTACTCTTCTCAGTTTAACTTTGGAAATATCCACACTGACGCAGTTACCGGAGATATAACTTTATTTAAAGACCTGTCGTCATCCGGTAGTTCGCTGGATTCAAGTTTGTCCTTAACTGGCAGCACCAACCTGATCCGAAAAGGTTACAACACTTTGTCAAAAGGCAGGTTTGACCAGATGCAATTTAAAGTAAAAGCAGACGGAGGAAGGCTTTCCCTGCACACCATCCAAACCAGTGCGTTTGGTCAACCTATTGATCCGCAGAAATGAACTCACTGAACCTAATGACATTGGCAATCGGGCAGCTTTTTCATAAGCACCTAGACCATTGTAAGGATTGGAAACCTGCCACTTTGTTGAGGTGGGTGGAATGGTTCGTCGTCAAAAAGAGGTACTGGACAGTGGTAAGAGACGGAGAAATTGCCGGAGCAGTTTTAATACGGTTTGTTGACAGTCCTGAAGATTGCAAGTCAAACTACATAGATACTGGTGGCAGAATTTGTTTTGTAGATGCTGCTGTAGCAAAGGGAGACGGAGTGCTGAAGGAACTTTATACAAAGATGTTTAATGATATGGGCCATAAAGCTGACTCAATGGTTTGGGTTAGGCCAAAACATAACGACAAAATAATTAGTGTTCCAATGGAGCAAGCAAAAAGAAGATTAATAAAGGAATAGAATTATGGGCAAATCATCAGCACCTCCAGCACCAACACCACCCTCTCCTGCCGACATAGCTGCGGCTAATACTGAGTCAGCACAGGCTATGATGGAACTGCAACGGGCAATGCAGTTTGGTGACGAGGTAATGAAGCAGGGCTATATGAGGGAGAGTCTTGGGGTTCCTACAGGAGCAACCCCAGTTTATTCCTCTGAAACCGTAAAAACTACTGGCCCAAAAGAAATTTACCAGCAAGACCGTAAGGATGTTGACGGAGATGAATTACCTGAAAACGAATATAAACTTTTTACTGTAGACCCAAATGGAAACCTTCAGTTTGTTAAAGGGGTAAATAAGCCATCTTGGGCCAGTCAATATAAAGGAAAACCTTGGTACACTTTAAGGGATGACGGGCGAAATTTGCCTTCTTCGGGTAATCAAACAGTAAATCAAGATGTAAAGACTTTAACTGGCTATAAAAATGCAGACGGCACAATTACTGAAGCATATCAATATTTTAAATTAGATGAAGACGGCTCAAGAGTAGCGGTAGATAGAGATGAAGCAATTCAAGCAGACTTTGCAGGAATGTCTGACATTGATTTGGCAAGAAAACAATTTGAGTTTGAGCAGGAAACTTCCCCTGAAAAAACTCGGTTTTTACTAGACCAACTTGAACAGTTCGGGCCGGAGGCAGCTAGGATTGGGCGTGATGTTCTGCAAAGAACAGACCCAACCGGATTTGCTGCGCGTGAACTGCTTGGAGAACTGGCACAGGCATACGAGCCGTCACCAGTGCCAGATGCTCCAACAATGCAGGAGGCAGGAGATGCACCTACGGCTGAGAGAATAGATGCACCCCCAACCCTTTCAGAAGTTGCTTATACTCCAGAGTACCAGAGGGCAGGTGAGTTAGGTGATCTTGGTAGAGTGCAAGCAGCACCACAGTTTGCCGAGCTTGACACTACTGGCCCAACTCTCGGACGGGCTGGGGAAATGGATGCTCTGGAAAGAACGCAAGCAGCACCTAGTCTTGAAAGGTTACAGGATATTCCTGAATTAACCGCTGACCCAACTTCAATGGCCGGAAGAAGGTTTGCTGAACAACAGTACATTGATCGGGCACAAGATGGTCGCACTTCTCAGTTAATGGCAGAGGAGGCAAGAAGAGTTGCTAGAGGCAGAGCAGCAGCAACCGGAAACATTTTTGGAGGCGGGGCAGCTATAGAAGAGGCTCGCACAGTAAGGCAAGCTGAAGATGCAGGACAACGTCAGGCTTTATCTGACTTAATTGGATTCCTGCAATCAGGGCAAAGTGCTGGAGACTATGAGTCTCGCCTTGCCCAACAGAATCTAGCCAACCGCCTAATGGGCATCCAGCAGAGAACAGGAGCGGAACAAGCAGAGTTTGGAATGGGTCAGCAGGTTACAGAACAGCGCAATGTTGCTGCAATGCAGGAACGTGCTGACCAACTGGCCGCGCTTGGGCAGCGTAATCAAGCTGAACAACAGGAGTTCCAAAACTTACAAGCCGCACTTGACCAGCAGAACCAAGTGAGAGCGCAACAATTCGGTGCAGATATGCAAGCCACCGAGTTTAACACGCAACAAAGAATGCGTGAGCGAGCAGATGAGTTGGCAGCTATGGCTCAACGTAATCAGGCTGAAGAGTCTGAGTACCAGAACTTGCTTCAGGGCTTGCAGCAACAACAGAACGTCAGAACCGCAGGGTTCGGTATGCAGCAACAAGCAGTTGCTCAAAGGAATCAAGCTGCCGAGTCTGACTTTGCTAAACAGCAATCGGCACTGGCTCAACGTAATCAAGCTAGACAGCAATCCTTTGCTAATGCAATGCAAAGGACTGCTACGCAGCAACAAATGCAACAACAGCAGATGGCTAACTTACAGAGCTTTAGCGGGTTAGCCCCTGTCAGTCAACAGTTTGGTGGAATGGCTGGAGCGGGACAGGGTATGGCAACTACCTTCAACCCAATCCAATATCAACCTACCAGCGCACAATCCTTACTGCAGGGACAACAGCAGTTGCAGAGCAACCTGTTTGGTACTCAATCACAGAACTGGGCAACACAAGCACAAATGGCCAACCAGCCTAGCGCATTTGGGCAGATACTGGGAACAGGGCTGGGAGCATTTGCCGGAGGATTTGGGGCTAAAGCAGGAAAGAAAGCATTTAGTTAACATTGTGTAACACAATGTTCTACGTAGAACATTAAGGAGTAATAAAATGGCATTAAATCTAAGAGGATTCGGTGAGGCTTTTTCTCAATCGTTCAACAAGACCTTCGGCCAGACACTAGAGGACTTGTTTAAGAAAGACGCAGAAAAGAGAAAAGAAAAGAAAGCACAAAAGCTAAGGGACTCTGTGTCAGACTCAAGGTACGAACTTGCCATGAGGCTTGCAGGTGATGAGGCAAAAAAGTCTGTTGCGGGAAAGTTTAAGCCTAAAGGAATGCACTCAATAGAAGAGGGGATGTTTGATGTAAGCACTCCCAGCGAAAAAATGGAGACAGCATTGCTATCGGAAAAGTTTAAAGAAGGAAAAGATAAAGCAAGAGTAATGAAAGATGTTATGTCTGATCTGCTTACCGACGAAGCACAGACTAGAAGGGCCGAGGAGTTAAGGCAAAAGATGAGGAAAGAAAGGAAGCAAGATGCTAATAGACCCGAAAAGAAAGCAACTAAAGAAAATATAGGCTTAATTAACACTGCATTAAGAGACTCACTTTCAACTAAATCAAGAGGTGAAGGTGACATTGCAACAAGAGTGCCGACCCAAGTTTGGGTAGATGAAGGGCTGTTTGATGAAAACAGAAGGGCAACAAAAAAACTATCAAAAGCACTTAGAATGGGAACTACGGCAGGGCAGGAAAACCTTAATAATTTGCGAGAGTATGTAGCAGAAAAGGGTCAACTTCCTGCAGCAAGTTTGATAGGAACAAGTGAACTTGGTAGACAGGTTAAGAGCTGGAAGGGTGAATCAGATAAGGTAAAATCTTTAGAAAGCAACACTAAAGTCTTAAAGGCAGTGCACTCTGCGCTAAGACTGAAAGGCGATGATGGAGCAGCAGCAGCAGCAGCAGCAGGACTCCACCCTTGGCCTTCTAAAGAATTTAAGGATGAAACACTAGCAACATTATTCAGAACCAAAGATGATCTTAATTCTGCTATAGGACAATTTACTCCGCTAGAAATGGCAAGTTACAATTCACATTTAGCTAGAGCAAATATAGAGAAAGCAATGAAGCAAGAAGCAAAGGACGAAAAAAGAACTGAGACTACTCAGGAAATGCGAAGAGTCTACAGGGATCAAGCAAAAAGACTGTCAGAAGACTTTAAGTCTTCAAGTTATGATGAAGAAGGAGTGCCAGCATATGTATTACTTCCATACAGTAGCACTACAGACAATGGCAGGCCTTACACTCTTTTTAAACCTATCTTTGACCCAAGGCACAAAAGAACGCAAAAAGACATAAAAGAGGCAAACTCAAAAGCAAAAGAACTTATACTAAAAGTTAACCCTTGGATGAAAGAAGATGCAGGTGACAGTGGAAGCGTTGATTTCGGAGGAGGCCAAAATGCAACTTGGAAGAAAAAGTTTGAGCCACACACAGACGAGTAATGCCTACATATATAATTACGCATCCTGAGACAGGGGAGGAATACGAGGTAAAGTTTTCCAAGGAACCTAGTAAAGCCGAGATTACTATGGTTATGGAACAAATGTTCCAAACCGAATCCAGTAAAAGCCTACCACGTAAAGCAGTAGAAGCAGTCGGGTCAGGCATTGTGGGAGTTGCTGGTGGATTTCACGGGCTATCTGGGGCTGCTCTTTCTGCTCTGTCCGACTTTGGATTTGTTGCAGGAGACACCCTTGAGAAGATGGGAATGGAAAGGCTTGGGAAAATTTATAAGGGAACTGGGGAATACTACGGAAAAGCCTCTGATTTTTTTACTGAAACATCCGAAGGCATGGGGGAGAGCGCAACAAAGTACGGAACAAGATACAGAACCCCCTATATGCTTGGCTCAGTTGTTGGGCAGGTCGCGCCAACGCTTCCCCTCGGTGTAGCAGGTGCTGCCGCAGGAAGAACATTAGCTGCCCCCAGAATAGCAGCAGCATTAAAAACTACAGCAGAAACAGGCAAAGCAATCCCTAAGTCAATTCAGATGCTTAGGGGCGCAAAAGGTAGTCTTCTTTCTGCTGAGTCACTTGGAGCAATGGGTGGAACCGTGGCAGGTGCTGGAGCACAGGCAGGTCTTTTTACCTTACAAGAAGGGCAGGAAGAATACCTTAAAAGACACATGGAGGAGAACCCAGACTTAACTCCAGAAGAAATCAGAATGATGGCTATAAGCAGTGCGCTGCCCGTAGCAGCCGCAGCCGCAGCTAAGACAGGTGCGATAACCTTGGGCGGTGGCGTTATCGGTGGCAAACTCATGGGAAGTCTTGGCCCTGAAGCACTTGGAGCTGGTTCAAAGGTAGGAGCAGGTGCAATAGGGAGGATGGGACAAGCCGGAAAATTTGCGACAACAAATCCTTACGGAAGGGGAATAACAAGTGGAGCTATTGAGGGTCTTGAAGAAGGCCTAGACGAAGCAATACAAGCAGTGCTTGAGACTAAAACCTTCAGGGAGGACATGACCGATGAGGAAAGAAATCAAAGAATAAAGGATGGTGTGCTGGCTGGGTTCCTCTTGGGAGCTGCGATAGACACAACAGTTTCAAAATATGCTATTAAGCAAAACGCAAAAGCTAAGAAAGAAGTAGAAAAGATTTTAGGGCCGATAATAGCTAAGAGCAAAAAATTTAGAGGAGGTATGCTAGACTGGCAGATTCAGTCAGGTGTAGGCCCGTTAGATACAAAGGCACTAGAAGCACAGAAGAAAGCCAGAATTGAAGAACTAGAAAAAGAGGGGTTAGTTACGGAGATGGGAGTCCTAGACCCTGACACTCCGGCTGGAACCATCACCAGCCCCAGAGGAGCAGAGGCTATAGTTGATGCGAGAAGGCAGCAGGAAATCTTAAAAGAGCTGGAAGATATAAAGCTTGGCAGGAAAGATATTGTTCCGTCTGAGGTGCAGGGAGTCCTAGACACTCTTGGAGTAAAGACCGTAAACGAAGCATTTCAAAAGTTAACATCACCAGAAATTGCCCCGCCAGTAGAACAAGCACCAATCGGCAAGTCTATAATAGAGCCAAGAACTGTTCCCCGCAGGCATTCGTTTGACCCAAGCACAAAACAATTTAGAACACTGGATGAAGGAGGAGTTTTACCCAGCAAAGGAGAAGGGTTTTTAGCTGAATCTTCATTTATAACAGAACCAGAGCCAGCTCCAGAGCCATCCCCATTAAGAACTCAAGCTGAAATTGTTGCACAACAAAGAGCAGAAAGGGAGTCTATTCCCCCTCAGTCTGAGGGAGGGATAGGAATGTCATTTATCAATATGCTTGGCATGAAGAAACAGACACCTCCCGCTACTTCAAAGCGAGCAGACATTAGGTCAAAGTATTCAGGTGGGCCTATAATGGACGAGCCTTTATTCGGGATGTCCAGCGGAGAGGTTGGGGCTTACGGAACAAAGCAGCCATCTACTAAGAGCAAGAAGTCAGACTTATCATTTCTTGAAGGCCCACAAAAAATAACTGAGCAAGAACAAAAGCTAATAGACTCTAAAAAAACAGGCCAGTTATTAACCAGCGAAGAAATCAGAGACGGCAAAAGAGCAGCAAAGAAAAGGTTAGCTGCCATAAGAAACTGGAGAAGGAGCAGGTCTAAGAATATAAGGTCACTGGTTGACCCGATAACCGGAACAATAGCAGAGGGAGCAATAATAGCAGGGACTAAAGCAGCAGAGAAAGCACTTGAAGCAGGCATTAGCAATGCGGAAGTAATCGCAGCAGGAATTAACGCAGCAGCCAGTGTTGACCCAAGGATTTCAGGGTTAACTACGGAGGATCAGGACAGGGTTAAAGCGCACATAGTAGATAGAGCCTTGCTAAGTGTAAGTCCTCCTAGCTGGAAAGATATAATTAAGGTTCAGGCAGACGTAAAAGCAGCAGACGTAGCAGAAGACGCAGAATTTGATATTAAGTATGAAGACTTTATAAAGAAACAAACAGAGATACTTAACACTCCTACTGACCAAGGTAGTTATCTAGACAGTGAAGTTTCAGGAACCGTAATAGATAACGCATGGACTGAATTTCTCGAAAGCTACAGCTATGATAACTCCCTGTCGCAAGATATAGAACGCTACAATGAGGACAGAGATATATCCAGCAAAAGCCTCAAAGATTACATAATTGACAGATACATTGAGGAAGAAATATGGAAAGCCGAAAGTTATCCAGCGAACGGATACGAGTATGAACTCCTTGATAACGACCCTAATAAAGTTGTTTACGAAACTGAAAAAGATTACCTTGACGCATTAGATAAAGTAGAAGAACTGAAAAAAGATAACGAAGATTATTACCTTCACCCTCAAGAAGGAGCTAGAGTAAAGATTAGCAGGGCAGCACCAGAGTGGAACAAAGGGAATATGTTCACTCACATGACTGCTTACTCTAATTTAGATTCAATACTTAAAAATGGAATCGAATCCAGACTTGAGTTTGACAGGCTATCTAATACGTTAAGCCGAGATTACAGGTTATTCTTTTTGTCTCCTATGTCTTTTGACGAGTATTGGAAAAGCGAAAAAGAAGAGTACCACTCCTACACTCCAAACCAGATCATAAAAAACATAACAAATACAACTACAGGCCCACACAACGCAGGGAAGAAAGCCATATTAGGATGGAAAGAGGAGGCTTTTAACAGCATACCTAATGGTATAAATAGGATAGAAATAGATTACGGCATGGGGCTAACTGGGCTAGACGATAACGCAAAAGTAATAAGAAGTGGCCCAGATGACGCAGTAAGGGGAAAAGATACCCCATCAATAAGACCTGAAGATTTATTTATATGGACAGGGATAAAGTGGGAACCCCTAACTGAGCACTTTAAAAACAGGAAAGCAGGAAGATCAGCAGAAGTCTTAAAGCGTTGGAGTTTCAGTGTTAAGGAACTAAGGAGAAAGCTAAATCGAGACAAAAGAACTACGTTCTACAACATTGGAAATGCACTGGGCGATGTTGCTGTTAAAATTACAGTAGTTGCTGCTGACAACGCTTTAGACTTAGCACTTAAAGCAATCAATGCAGGGTCATCAATCTCTAAAGCAATAGATGCAGCTTATGCTTATATAAATGATAGCTCTATAGACAAAGACAGATTCAGAATCTACATGGCTGGACGGCTGGACATAGCCCTTAGCGATATGTCGGATGGAGCAACTCAGGAAGAGGCAATATCTTCAAGTTCCCTTCCAATGCAAGGGCTTACAACAAAAGAAATAGAGGAGAATGTTGCTGAGATTGGCCCGACAGAAATAACCAATGCTAGGGATTACCTTAACAAAGCTAAGAGATGGTTTGGCTATGCTGGAACAGCAGATGTTATAGAATCTGATGCTGCATTTATGGGGCTGGGCAATGCAGTCAAAAGTCATGTTGATATGTCTGCTGATTTTCAAGGCACACTAGATGGAATGCTCAGAAAGAACCTTAATTCAGAGCAGTTTGAAGCAGCAAAGCCTGAATTTGAAGCATACTGGAGTGCAAAAGAACAAGGACTAACTCTCCCCCAGTTATCACCGGAGGCAGAGCAACTGGTAAGCAACTGGCAAGACATAGCTGAGTACACAGGAAAAATATCCACCGAAGAAGGGGTGGTTGTTTCGGAAGGAGACAAGAAAAGAAAGGGCAGGTTTACTTTAGGGAGGGACTACTTTATTAGAACTATAAGACCTGACTACGGGGCTATACTTTCAAGGCTGGACTCCAGTTCTACTATGAATGATTCACTTCAGGAGATAGGAGACATTCTTAAAGAAGCAAAGCTGATTAAGGATGTAACAGTAGCAGATATATTAAAATGGAAAAATAGGAACTCTGACTTTACTGGCTCACATGGAACGGTTCAGACACAAATAAATAACTTCTTTGCCAACCTAGAAAAAGCTAGAGGGAAAGAAAGTAGACTACCAGCAAAGCTGCAAGACTTCAGCATAGGGGCAGTTGAAAGGTACATCTACAACTGGTCTGAAAGGATGGCACAAATAAAAGCATACGGACAAATTAAGAGAGATGGTAAGGATTTATTTGACGTAGCACAAAACAACCTAGAGAGCAACGGTTACGACGAAGAAGCAGCATACATCGGAAAACTAAGGATGGCAGCATACGGGCTAGACCCTTCTGGAAGACCAGTGGGAGACTCTAAGAGTGCGCCTGTAGAGGCAGCAACGATTTTAAACAAGTTCGCCACTCTTGTTATGCTCACCGGAGGATTTAATGCAATCAGGAACCTTAGCGGAATGGGCGTTACTACTACAGTATTTGGAGCTGAAAACTCAGTAGCAGCACTGTACAAAATGACATTAGGTGAAGGCGGGTTTAAGCAAGCCATTGAAAACTCACGGTCTGCCGGAATAATTTTAGACAACACTGCAATGCTTATGTCTGGCCACGACTTCTCCATAGAAGGGGAAGGGGCAATGGCGAAACTAGATAAAGGACTAAGCAAGGCAACGCAATCTGCGCTAACAGCAACAGGCTTTACTGGCTCTGAGTATTTCGTAAGGATTCACGCAGACAACACGGCTATAGCCTTTGCTGTTGAGGGAATAGGCGCGGTACGTAATAAAGACAACTCTGGTCTTGAGAAAGAGTTTAAGAGAATGACCAAGAGGCTGGGAGTTGACTGGGAAAAGCTAGTTCAAGCAGAAATAGACTCTAAAGGGGATACTCAAAAGTTTCTTAACAACTCAGAGGTGAGGTCTTACAGGCGTAAAGCAGTTAAGGAGGTTCAAGGTGGCTATAGATTTGACCAACTACCTATGTGGATGTCATCTAATATAGGCAGATTTATGTTTAAGTTTGGAGCATACGGATTGCAAGTGCAAAGAGCAATGATGAGAAACGTATGGGGAGAGATGAAGGAAGGAAATCTTTTCCCCTTAATCAGAATGCTACTTACTGCTGCTGGAAGTGGAGAACTGCTTTATGAGATAAGGAGAATGGTTTTTGGCAGAGACAGGCGTGATGCCACCATAAAGGAAATAATGAAGTCAGACAGAAAGCTATCTTTAACATTTCAAAGATTGCTTAACGACATTGTGTACGCAGGAACACTTGGAACAGTGGCAGACATATCAGGAAATCTAATTAAATTTACAGGGGGAGAAAGATTTAAAAGCCCGCTAGACCCAGCAGGATATGCTGTAATAGGGAATACCTTTGAGATTGCTGAGAAACTGATTGTAGCAGGCAGAGCACCAACCTTCAAAGATGCACACGACTATCTCAGGCAGCTAGTTGCACTGTACAGGAACCTTTACTATGTGTCTGGGCAGCTTGCCCCAGACACGTTTGACTCATTTAAAATGTCCCAAGCTGAAGCAGACAGAGCATTGCTGAGAGGTGCTGCTTCTAGGTTTGCTGAAGAATCTGGGTACGAAAAGAAATACCCAGCAGAGGGGCAAGTGGAAAGCAAGTACAGCTTTATGTACAACAGAGTAAAAGACCAATTACTCATAGGGAATGTGGAACAGGCAAGGAGAAGTGCTATTGAAGCAGCAAATGAAATGCCAGAAGACATAAAGGACAAGGCTTGGACTAGAGTATCTCAGTCCATCAAGTCCTCCCAGCCGATGAAGATTGACAACCTAAGCAGAAGAGAAGTTCAGGATGAGTTCTTTCAATGGGCAAAAGAAAACTTAGACACCGAAAGCGTTGAAAGAATTGCAAGGATACAGAATAGATACATGGAGACTGCTATAAAAGCAGGGCTTGTAAGTGAGTCACCCAGCGCATTAAAGAGGGAGATGAAGAAAGCTATGACAGGATCGTACCCTAAGAGGAAATTTAAAAAGCCGCAATTAACTGACTACGAGAGAAGAATTAACGAAATAATGTCTCGCTAAAAGATTGTGTTACACAATGTTATAATGGATGGGAAAAGACAACAAAAGAATAGGAAACACTGCTGAACTTGAAGTATCTGCTAAGTTGTCAGCTTTGGGTTATGAGGTTAGCTTTCCTTTTGGGGAATCTGCATACGACCTGATAGCCAACAAAGGCAAGAAACTAATCAGGATACAGGTTAAGTCAGCAACCCTGTCGGATAAGGGGAGTTACAGGTGCGCTCTAACTCACGGCACGAGCGGTCAAAACAGGTACACTAAGGATGACTGCGATGCCATAATACTTTATGCTCCCTATTCAAAGGACTATAGTGATGTGTGTATCGACGGGTTTTATGTTATCCCGATAAAAGAGATAGTAAAGTCAGGTGCTCAACACGCTTTCTTGTTTCCAGAGGGAAAAGGAAAAGGGAATTACAAGACCTGCAAATGGGAGAAGTTTAGAAACGCATGGAAAAAGTTATAAAAGATGGCAGTCAGGAAACACCAGTTTAGTACAGGTAAATTTGACATTAAAATCGAAGAGATTGACGGGCTATGTTATGACTCTGAAAACCCGTGTGAAGATCAAGAGAAGTCTATAACTATAAGTCCTAAGCTAAAGGGACGTTACAGACTAGAAGTGATAATACATGAATGCCTCCATGCTGAATACCCAAGCACAGAGAATATGAACGAAGAAGAATGGGTGGATGTGGCAGCTTGCAACATCTCCAAGTTACTATGGAGAATGGGGTATAAAGATAAATAAGGGCCGAAGGAATGTATACAGTATACATTCCCCCGACCCCAGTACAGGAGTTGCCTACTTCTCCAACATCTTTGCTGCTGCATCAAGCCCTTGCCATGAGTTCCTCATGGTGACTTCCAGTATCTCGGATGCTTTCCTTGGCCCGAACGTAGCTAACCAGTTCAACTGCTTCTGGAAGAACAAGCCTTCATCGGCTATCTGAGCACTATGCGAACGCCTGTATGTGATCCACTCCTTCCACGCCTTCAGGAAGTCTGCGTCTTCAAGGCAAGCAGGGACATTAAGTTTAAGTCCCTCTTTCTCAACCTTCTTCTTCCAGTACCCGTCTCTCTTTCTCTTTGCGTCTGCTGCTGTTGACCTGTAGTTCGATTGCCATTGCTCCCATTTCAAGAGTTGCATCATGTAATCACCATCAGTATCAACCCACTTAACTTCAGCAAGCGCACTCACTACTTTGGCTAACCTTTCCTCATCCATACCAAGCCTACGGCATACCATCTTTAGCTCTATGCCTTTTATGTTTGGCACGATTGAATCGTCCCTCTGCTTGCAGGAACCCTTAGCCCACTCCCAGACAGCACACGCTCCTGAGTCTACGGACTGAAGGTATTCCATTTCAGGGTCGTCCATTTGATGAGCACTGTTCTTGTACCATATTCTCATCTAGTCCTCCTTTACTTTCTTCAAGCATTAGTTCTGTCTTGGCGAGCGCATCTTCATGCTCCTTGATTGAGTTCTTTATTGTGTCAATAGAACTTTGCAGTGCGTGAATCTGTAGGTTAGTTATCTTCTTAACTTCCCTTGATAGATACATACCTCTGTTGATCTCATAAATATTCAATGCCTTGATATATACAGCATAGAATTTCTTATCAACTGATAGGTGATTGCAGCAGACATTAACTCCGTGAAGCACTGATCCGTGATCTCTTCCGAACTTATTTCCTATCCATTGAAGGCTGGGGCAACGATCGCCTCTATCAACTGCATTATCTCCTGTGCCTATTTCATGACGACTCATTTTGTAAACCATCATCCTAGCCTCGGCTATATCAGCGGGTCTTCTTCTGCCCATGATTTCCAAAACAGGAACTCCTGTTGCTTCCGACACGGCCTCAACGCATAGGTTAAACAGGCCGTCGTAGTGTTTCTTTTCTATATCAACTGGGGGCAGCATCCTGCCCATACATAATTCTTTTAGTTCCATAATTACCTCCCATGTTCTACGTAGAACATATAATGACCCTCCCCCTCCTAAACTGCAAAAGGAGAGAGAGGGCCTACCAAGCCACTGCAGGTGGCCTAGAACTCCGACTGTTCGGACTCAGCAACAGGCTGCTCCGACTCTACCGGATGTTGGAGTTGCAGCGAGATGAACTTACCGTTCGCCCCGTCTCTTCCCCATCCTCCGATCTTACAGAATAACTTACCTCCGTTATCCTTGATAATAGACTGGACTTCTTCACTAAAGACCAGATGACAAGCACCCCTGTAATCAGGCTCCTTCTCATTCTTCTTGTTCTCATTCTTATTAAGAGTATGAGAATATACCTTACTGGTCTTAGGGTTTATGTTTTCCTGTCCGTCTTCTTTCTTTGCTGGCTCAGTCAGGGTGAGCCACTTCGTATCACTTCCACTCATATGTTAGTTTTATGCTTTCTACTTATTTAAAAGACTAAGGGTGTGCAATAGCTTTTCCTTAGCCTTATCTTTATCCTTCAACCTCATGCTCCGCATGAATACATCAAGCACACCATCGAAGTTGTCGGGGTTTCCTACTGCCTTTGATAAGCACCGATGTAACCTGTCTGGATTGTTAGCCGGACAGATTGTTTTATCAGCACACCACTTGCAGTAACTACATGGTTCAGGAAGTTTGTCCGAGGACTCAACCCCATCTATGATAGAATTGACTACCTCTTCTGCGACCTCCCTAGCCACACTCATGTGACTTACCACACGAGTTTCAGAATATAACAGATAGACATTAATCTGGTCAAGGTTGTCCCTCTGGCATAATGCCGCAGCATAAACCAACATCTGAGGGACGTAATCTCTTTCCATGCCTGTCTTTAGATCAAACAGATGACCAGTGAAATAGGCATCAAGATACCCGAACGTCATCACCCTGCCATCCTTTTTGTATTTAACTAATGTTTCAGTTTCTAAATCTTTATCAGCTCTCTCAGCCATAGCTATGACTTTATCTGCTGCCCACCTTACTCCTTCGTTCTCCATCATAACTCATCCTAAAAGAAGTCACTAACTCCAAGCAAGTTATCCAACTGAAACATTGGCCTGAGCTGAGATACGTGCCTGTAATAACAGTCAGTATTTAGAGGGGGCCAAGATTTAACAGGCATCATCCTCATAATCTCACGAGTCTCCCAGCCTAAGAACTCGATTGACGGTGAAGATTCGCCTTCCTTGTACTTAGCCAGAACCGCTATGTCAGACATTACATCTATCTCCCAGCTTTTAATCAGAAGATTGTACGGGTTACGGTTTGCCTTTACGTCTACTGACACTTTCCTGTCACCGACTATGACCCAGAAATCAACATGACCATCACCCTCCGGCCTGATCTCCCTGTCTACCTCAAGGTTATATCTCTTAGCAAAGGCAAGTTCACCTGCAACCCCCATGATGTCCTCAGTGTTGGGGTCATCATAGAGTCTGGGTGTTCCGTTCGGGTGCGCTGCCTGTCTGGCTTTGCCTAGCTTTTCCGCTTCGCTTTCTTCTTTCATTAGAATAAATGCTCCTTTCCTCCTTCAGAAGAATACTTCTTACCCTTCTTAATCTCATCGAGCCTCCTCTGCCTTAGTCTTTCAGCAACTGCCAGCTTTCTCTTGCCGTCATCTGAACATGACTCACACTTGAGGCCCATACTCTGTACAACATCGGCAAGTCTGGATTCGTAGTCTGATTCATCATCAAACTCTATCTTCACTGAAGTGCCGCAAATCCCAAGAGGAAGCAATCTTCTCTCGCCATTACTATCCCCCCACTCTAGTGGCCCGTTGCATCTTTGTTCGATCGTAACTTTTGCCATTTTTGTAAATGCTCCTCGAACTCGTCATGCAGCAAAGTGCCACGCCTAGCTGCGGGACTGCTCGATTTTGATGGTTTATAACAAGCACACTTCTCGAACGCGGGGAACGATGAAGGTGGCAACTTGTCGTGATGTTTTCTCTCGCTCATGATTGTGTTACACAATGTTCTACGTAGAACTCAGGGACGGCAGGAATGAGTAAACCGCCGTCCCTGAGTCTGAGGGTGCATGAGGCCAAAGGACAACCTCATTCATGGAGCGCACCCTTTAGTCTAGTAGTGATGCCTCCTTTGTCCGAGTCATCACAGGTCGTCCCTTTTTCTTTGGTTGTTCTGAGGGGGTAGGGTTTCTGCCCATCAATGATTCAGCATCATCGTCCTCCCCTTCAGCCGTGCTGATGTTAAGCATACAGGACTTCAGACCCCTGCGATTATAGGTCATCCCGCCTAGCACAGCTTGAGGGTCTTTCGGCCCTTTAACCCCCGTCTTAATTGTTATCTTACCTTCGAGCCATTGATCTCCGCACATCACTATTCCGCGCTGAAATTCAACAACCTGAATCTCCTCTTTCTCTATGACCTCAACTCGTCCATCAGGATGAGTTGTAGTCTTGACTGACTTCAACCTCTCCAGAGTAAAATCAGGAACACAAGAGAAAGCCATTCCAGCCTTCTTCAGTGGTTCCTTTGTTACCTCAATCAGTGCGTTGATGTCTGCGTATTTAGAGGGTACTTTATTCCCATCTTTATCAGTCTTAGTAAAGAAAGGTTGATCGCTCCCTCTTACTGCTGACTGTAGTTCTGATTGGAACTTAGCCATTGCAGTGCCTAGCACTAACTTTCCGTTAGTCTTCTCTTTTTTATCTGTCGTCTTTTCCATTTTCTGCTTTTATAGGTTGCATTGTAATGAGCTTGAAAAATACCCACTCAGGTACTGTAACCATCCAAGGCCCATGATTCTTTTTATGGGCCACTAATGGCATCATCTCACCACAATCTTTTTCTGCTTGTTTCATTGCTTCCGCAATGTTCAATCTCTCAACACGCTTCACCTCCATGTGGAAGGGAAGTTCTGAGATCACATCAGGGGAGTCAGGACTGCCTGAAAATTGCTGCCCTCTCCTTGCCTCAAAGCCGTGAGCCTTGATCCTGTCGCGCCATTCTCTTTCACCGCGACATCCTTTTTGTCTGCTGTTAATCGCCTTTGTCATACTGACCAACCTTAGCCATTTTAATTAGCATCTCCACAATCTCCCTCCTACTCCTGCCTGTCTCACGCGAAAGCATATCCAGCTTTGCGTAGGTTTCAGGAAGGAACCTGAAGGTTGTCATGGTTCTTCGCTTGTCCAGTTTGGTGATTAAAGCAACGTCCTCTGAAGGACTCCCTACCTCTTCGTCCATATCGAATATAATATCATAATGAATTTACGGGTCAAGTTATCTGTTTGACAAATCTTTATAGAATACCATTTGCCTGTTGACCCTTGCGTACTCGTCGTTACTCAGGAGAACTTGATGTTGAGCAGAACAGAGATAAAACCATAAGTCTATGACTTCCTCTTTTGCTGCTGCTATGCAGTCCCTGTCGTCCAGACAACCTCCGTGTTCCTTTTGACCCTTCCAGAATTTACTACTGGCAAGCTCATTGAACTCGTCGATTGCTTCTTTGCATATTTTCTCAGGAGGTCTCCCTCCCTCCTCCTTCCATCGCTCTGCTGCCTTCCTTTCCTCTGGATCGGTAGAGATTATTTCATCACCTTCAGCCATTTCTTTTTCCTTTCTTTTTCTTCTTCGGCCAATCGTTCTCGATGTGTTGCGTAAGTTTCTCACACAACTCATTCGCATCCTGTTCATCGGTGGATAGCCACCTGTTAACTACCGGAGGGTTAACTCCTTTAAGGAGTCTAGGCCCACACGGATGACCCATTCGGGTTACAACCTCCCACTTCTCGTAGGTGTAATCGTAAACTACTTCAAGCGGTAGAACATTATTTGCGTCACTCATGATGCCTTCTTCCACATTTTCTGTATGTAGTCAGCAGAGAAAGAGCCAGCAACTTCTGCCTCCCCTCCTTTACGAGTGCCCTTGGGCCTGAGTGTGTATCCACCATCAGGCTCTATGCTTAAAACAAGAGATTTATATTTACCTTTATCCCTTATAGAACACGAGGGCATTTCGATGTCCCTCACCTTTGTCAATTTAACAGCCATAACTTTTCCTTTCCTGTTTTGGTAGTATGTATAAATTGAGGTGTCTGCACCTACCTTAGCGGACACCTCCCTACTAAGGGAGGGCAACGGGTTATCTGCTTATCCTGCTGCCCTCCCTTTCCTTTTAAAGTTCTACGTAGAACTCTTTGTGTTACACAATGTGTCCGGTAACTTCTGCATCTTCCATCTCGGCAATTACCTCGTGTGCCTTTGGCTTTGGCAGAAGTTTCTCTATATCTAGGACTCTATCCATGATACCCGTCAGTGCCTTTGTCCTGCGCTGGGCATCGTAAATGCTCCAACGCTTTGCCACTTCAGTGAATCCATTCTGGAATGACCAAGCTGAACCGTCACTGAACTCCTCATGCGATGGCTCCCTAATCTCCTTCAGCCATTGGTTCATCTGGGATGGAGGGAGAGCGTTGCGACGAACGCACTCCACCATGATGTGATCCTGCTTTTCCTTGCTTGGGAATGTGTGCTTGTACAGATCAATTCGAACGTCTTGAGCAACAAATGCGTGGGAAATATCTCCCATTGCGTCACCCATTAGGATGGGTATGTCTCTCATGATGTTCTTGGTATGCTTTCTTGAAACCTTAAACTCAGCACAGAATGCCATGTTGTCGCACACGAACACGCGCTGACCTGCTCCAACCTCAAAGCTGAAGTCGTATGTGTTTGAGTTTCTTGCACCTACAATGCGCTGGTAATCTTCTCCCTGCATTTCAGTTGACTTGATCCCGAACAAGGCGAATGCGTTGTCTTTTTTCTTATCTTTATCTTGATGAAGAACATACTCTTCCCATTCGATTTCCCAGCCATGAGGCACAAGACCTTCCTTGACTTCGTTGAGTGCCCAATCATGACGGATTGGTTTGTGTCTTGGCCCCAGTGGTTTCGGGTCTGGTAGAGACGCGAAATCTTCTATTGAGTCCAAGTGAACCCCACCTTTGTGGGCCATTATTTTCTGCTTTTTCATGTTAGTGTTATGTTGTGGCTGGTGTTTTGTTAATGCTCAACAATGGCTATATCCCAGCCTTTGCCATTGCAGAGCATACACGTCTCGCATTGCTTGCGGAATCCTGCCTCTTCGCTGGCAGGACAAACGTGCTCTTTAGATTGTAGCCTGTCTGATTCCCTTCTGGCTCTGAAGGTTGACCAGCCAAGAGCCTTGGCTTGCCAATACTCCCTGAAGGAATCAACGCTGGCTTTAAAAAACTTTCTGTACCCAGTGTAAGCTGGCTCACTCCATTGGTGAGTGTACCCAGTGTGGGCCTTGCACGCTCTCGAGATAGCAGAGACAATATCAAGAGGTATAAATACGGGATCGCCATAAGCCCCGAACCTTACAAGCCTACCACTGAAGATGTGAAGGCTTAAATCCCAGTTAATGTAACCTCCGTCTTTCCAGCATTTCCATACGGAATCAGGCCCACGCCACAAGGTCACGTAGCACGGTTCCAGTCCTGATTCCTTTGCCATTATCGGTCTCCTGCCGCAGTCACCGCAGCAGTGCCGATCGTTACCTGACTTGATCGCCAGTGATGGGAGTTCATGCTTGTAGAATATAAATATCTGAAGCAAGTCTCCGGTCTTTTCATTTCTGCTTGGCCTTTTGAGTCCAGTGAGAATTACCACCAGCTCATCATTCTGCCATAGCACTATCCCGTTAGGGTTGTACGTTCTCATTTTTTTCCTTTGTTAATGGAGTAGTAGTTCCTATTCCTACTTATCCTTTTCCAGTTCTTTCATCCTGTTAGCAAACCGCTTACGCAGAGCAACAGTTGTCCTTTTTCTTTTACTACCTGTCTTTTCAAGCTCAAGCCATATAGCAACATACATTGCCTCGACTGTTGCCAGTTCTTCAGGTTCGCTCATAAGCGTTTCCCATATATGGGCAAGCCTTTCCACTGAGGCTTTGCTTAGAATATCGGCAGCACTCTCGCCCATGTCGCACGAGAAAAACCTGCAACCAAATGGAGCACTGTCATGCACCTGACATAAGCCCGATTGTTGGTTGTAGTGTATGCAACTGCCGTTCTTCCTGTTGTTAGGTACAAGCGTGGGTATGTGCATAAGCCCAGAGCTTGTCTTGACGATGGCTCCATCAGAAGCGAGTAATGTTTTCTTAGCCCAAGGCAGCATACTTTCCATATGCATCTCAAGTTTATCACCCTCCTCCAGTTCATCCTCATTAAGGTATCCTGTCGCACCCATGTAGGGGATTATATCCTCCGGCAATAGGTAGCTAGGCATTACCTTACAGAATAGCTGGCACTTCTGACAGGAGCATTCACTTCTTTCTAGCATTGCGTCTCTCCTCTCTTTTCCTTTCTCTCTCTATGAACCTCCTTGTTTCTCTTGAAGTTAATTGTCGAACAGAATCATTCCTCGCTCTCATTTTCTTTTGCATTGATTTGGGGAAGTTGATTTCACCCTTCTCTTTATTTGCTGACTTCAAGAGGTGTTCGTCTAACCCTATCTCATCTCTCTTCATTCTAATTTCATCCATCACTTTCCTTTTCCTTTGTGGCAAGCCGATGGTATTTCCCTTCAGGATCACCAAGCTCTGCTGCCTTGTTCTTGTCTATGCCAGTTCCTTTGTCGACCTTACCGGACATGAACTCGCACCATCTATCATGCCTTGTCTGCTCGGTGAAGTCTTCCCTCTCATTATGCTTGAGATGACTGTCATCTCTCCTGCTATTCCACGGACTACTCATGGGTTCTTTCCTCCGTGCTCTCCAAGCAGTACAGTAAGGCACGTTGGCCCTATGCCTGTGTGTATTGCACGGCCATTGTATTCGGTGAAGTGGGGTTTCCAGATTGGTCTGCACCATCCGAACCCTCCCAATGAAAACCTGAATCTCCAAATTCTTAGCCCGTAGTAAGGCCCAGACCCGTGAGATTTCAGAGTATCATTTGATATATATATTTTATTAAACAGTATCATTTGACTCCCTCCATATTCTTGAGCAGCAGTTCAATCCGCAGCCCGTTTATCTTGGTAGAGTGTGGGCACTTCTCAAAGTCCCCTTTGAATGTCACGAAGAACCTTTTACCCCCTACATTCCACATGGCCCACAGTTGCTTAACTGATGGTTCTCTCTTCTCTCTCTTGAGATATCTTCTACGTAGAAGTTGGAGATAGTCATACGCATATACACGAGCATGACCCTCCTGCCAAGCAAAGTCATAAGAGTATGTCATCACCTTATTCTCTGCCCGATACAAGTTAACGTCCTTCCATGCTATATGCCAGAACTGCCATTGCCCTCGCGCAAGCCCGTTGTCACCTGAGCAGCACTTGCCTTGGTGATGTTTCCTTGGGCACGCTTCGATCTTTCTGATCGCCTCGACTAAATCCCAAGTGATTACGTTTGCTGCCTGTACATTGTGTGACACAATGAGCAGCCCGATTGTTATTAGTTTCTTCATTGGTTAGTTCCTTTGTATGTCCATTAGTCTGTCTATTTTTTCTTGGTTGTCATCGCACCATTCACTTACGAACTCATCTAGGTAGGTGGACACTGCATTTTCGTATGAATCATGACGTTCCTCTGTTAGAACACCATCCGAGTGTGCCTTGAGCAGTATGTGCATAACACCCTCAAGTAGTACGCACTTAATTAAGAATGGGTCTAAGCCTTTTTCTGCATACTTTGTTGACACATTTATTAACTCCTTTTGGAGTTGATGAGCTTGCTTCATCTCATGATCGAGTTCTTCGAATTTACTTTTCATAACTTTGATTCCTTTTGGTTAATGTTTATTTGTCTGTCTCTCTGTCTCTCTATTCTCTCTATTGTGGGAGAGTTTGGGAGAAACTGGGAGAAACTGGGAGAAATTGGGAGAATGGGATGACCCTAGCCCGATTGCTATGTCATCCCCGCATCACCATATGCTATGCCTTGCATCAATGAAACTCGCTACGCGATGCCTGACCTGCCAAAAGCCCGACTCATTGATTGAATTGTTTAACGTGAGGTATGGAATTTTCACGGCTCACCCGCCACACGGTTAGAGCTGTCACACTCAGGGAGTCATTGCTGCGCTGCATTCGTAGGTTACAAGCATTAATTGTCTTTGTCCTCTTCGTTATGTCTCGCCGTCATGTAGCTGGCTTTGTACACCAGAGTCTCGAATTTAATCTCGCGCTAATTTGTTGGGCTTATCAGGTGTTACCGCTCGGATTTTTCTGCTTCCATCATCGCGACCAACTGCCAACTCCTTAACTATCCTGCTACTATCTTGTGAGTCATCTAACATTGTGTAACACAATGTTAGACCTTCACGACCCGCGCCCGATTGCATATGTTTCGACCTAGCTCACGGCACACGCCCGATTCAGTTCGAAGGTTTCAAACCTCCTTATCCTCCCTGTTAAAATGTCAAAGATACCAGCTTAAATAGTATCAAATTCCCTTGTATATGTAAAGAACTTATGAACCTATTATAAAACTATTTTCTTTGTGTAACACAATCTTTTTAGGGCACAAAAAAACCCCGCACGCTTTCGCGTACGGGGTTGTGTTTATTCGGTTATAATTGGTTTCATCCTTTTCCGGTTTAGTCTTTCGACATCTTTCCAGTTAAGTGAACCGGTCAACTCACCATTTGTTTTTATAAACATGCTTTTTGACAGCTTATAGTGACAATCTTTTATGGTTTGTTTTGCTTCCATTATCGCCGATCTTGCTTCGTCAATTTCTTTCAATTGTTTCTGCATTTCAATTGGCAATGCTGGGGTTATTAATTTCAATATCTCGGAATCGTTTAAAGTATGCATTACTCGTTTCCTTTCAACTTATTGATTACTTCATGGATAGAGTTTTCCTTATCACTTAACCTTTTGGCTAGTTCTAAAACATTCTCATCTCTATTAAGTTTACCAACAATATGTTTTTTATCCGCTTTAGCTTTCAGTTCAATTCCTAAATTTTCAGCTAATGCTTTGAAATAGGTAATATCACTTTTGCTATGCTTTGTTATAAACTCCTTACCGGATTGTGTTAGCTTTTTGTTTCTAACTTCATCCTTTTGAGCATCCTTCGACAGTCTAATGACTTTATTGAAAGTATCTCTGTAAAAAGTTCCCTTTTTTGCAAGATAATTTCTCATAACTGATTTTAGTAAATCTGCGCTTTCATTTACATATTCAATAGAATTATTTTTAAACAATTCTGCGTAAACATCTGCTATAGATTTGTCTTCAATCAATACCGTTTTACGTTCGATTAATGTCATCTTGTGCTTATAACAAGTTTGGAGCATATCAATTAATGTCTTTTGAGTTTTGAATTTATTAATCAATACCTTTTTGCCGTTCGACTCAGAGCAGAATGGATTAAACAATTCCTTTTCTTTGTCGTTTAACTTATTAAACAAGTTGAATTTAATAACATAAAATAGAATTATGGAAGATGCGTAAACCTTTTGTAACGCGGGCATTAGTCCCTTGCTGCTATGGTTTTGCTTCTTCTCAATTCCTAGAGCTTTCGGAGTCTTACCAGCAGTATCCGCAATTGATTTGCGCTCTGCTGGGGTAAGGCTTGAACATATTTCCCTGATATGCTGCTGACATCGTTTGATTAATTCATCCGATAGTTTTTCACCATCTTCAGGCTTAACCTCTGCCACCATCTCTATCAGCTTATCCTTTGTAAAACCTGAGGCAATTAATCCAAGATAATACTTTCTCTTGTTTCTAATGGTATCAAATCCATTAGCTAGAGAAATTGTTTCATCATTGAAGTTATTGATTTCGGTTTTTTCGAATACTAGTTTTTTCATATTAATTAAGTTAGTTATATGTTTATGAATTGAACATTGTGTTACACAATGTTGAGAAGTTTTTCACGCTACGTTTTTCTATCGCTATGCTTGCGCAATGTTCGCGTCGTGATGGTTAGAGCTTTATAAGTTTTTCCTTTTGCGCTCTGCTCAGGATACTGGCTAACCGTATATATATCTTAACTGATTTGCATATTTTAGCAATAAAATAAAAGGCTCATTGCAAGGTTTTTTTTTAGCTTTTTTTGGCTCTCAAGATTGTGTTACACAATCTTTTGAAGGATAGTATTTATATGGCTAGAATAAATAAAAAGGGAAAGCTAACAGCAGCAAAGCAAAAAGAATTGTTAAGCAACCTTGCAAAGGGCATGAGTCTTTCAGGTGCTTGTCAGCTGATAGGTATATCATTGGAGAGGATTAATATTTGCATGAAGGACGGAGAGAAGGGGGAGAA